TATCTCCTTATCCAAAAATGCGGCCTGGGTGTCTACTCCCTGGCCGCCTGTGTGCCTGTTTTTATTCTGTGTCCATATCTTCTTCGTACAAAATTAAAGTACCCTCTTTATCCATAGGCTGTGCTTTAAATTCTGCATCAATGACCGTTTCACTGTCCTTGGCAAACGCAATTGTAAATCCAGCCTGGTTATTTCCTACAATCGTAACCCTTACATCCCCGTCCGCCGGGTCCTTGTGTACGAAATGAAGGATATATTTTTTCCCGTCTGCATTTCCAATTCCGCCAATCTTCACAATGCGTTTTTTCTTGTCTGTTTCTTCCTTTACTCTGGCCGTCTGGCATAACTTCTGTAATGTAGTACCGCACCATGTCATAATTCCAGATTTAAGGGTTGCTTCCTCTTCTGTAATAATAACCTTAGAAACCTTTCCCATATCGTCTTTGGCTTCATAGAATGACGGTGCATATTCAATTTCTGCACCACCCTTGATATGCCCCAGGCGGTTTTCTTCTGTTTCTATCGCTGTGTTTTCCGGCAACGCTTCCCCCACTCCCGTAAATTCCATACAATACAAATCGCCAGAACCTAAAACAATGCTTTCTTTGTTCATGCTTTCTTTGCTCCTTTCGTCTTTTTCAACAATCCCCTTACTTCATAAGCAGTTTGGTAACAATCTTCATCTGCTACCTGGGCCAGATATGCGTCATACTCCACATCCGGCAGCACTTCCATTTCAAACGCCGCCGCCAATCTTTCCCGTTCTTCATCATCCGCCATGTTGTAAAGTTCAAAATCAATTTCCTGGGCCTTTAGATTGTTTAATCCGTCCGCCCCTCTTCCCGTTTCATGTGGTGTAAGATAAACCATATACGGAAGTGGCGGCACCGGGTCATCCACGGTTCCCTCAAACTGATTTTTGGTTATTGGCACGTTATTTTTCTCTGAAAAATCCTTTGCCCTCTGTATCAATTCTTCCGCTGTCATCCTATCCCCTCACTTTTCTTTCTATCTTCTGGGCCGCCAAATCTCCCAGGGTGTCATTGACTGGTCCGATATGCTCAAACGCCCTTACTCTTCCGCCGTTTCTTGACTGGTGCCCTTTTTCCAGTAGGTGCGTCAACTGATAATATTTTTTGTTGTACACCGTGTACCCTTTAAGCCCTGTAACCGCTGACGCTCTTTGTTTTCTTACGCCATGCGTCCAGTCTTTTGTATATTTTTTGGTCCTTTCCTGGTATGGTCCGCCCTGTCTTAGTGTTTCTGCTGCCACGGCTGCGGTTTCTTCCAATCCCTCATTTACCGCACGTTTGATTTCCTCATTCCAGTTTTCCAGTTCCGCCATTATGGCTTCATCCAGGTTGTCAATGGTTGCTCTCAACCTCTTCCCACCCTTTCCCCTGCGTAAAGTTCTATTTTCCCGTTGCTTTTCGGCCCGTATGTACGATAGATAGTCATTTTCTTTCCCTCAATCTCAATTTCTGTCTGGTTCTCATACTCAAATCCCCATACTTCCACCATGACGGATGCCTTATAATCCCTCTGCCCTGCTGCTGTAAATTCATCACGTCCAACTGGGTTTAATTCCCCAAATACTACCTTTTCCAGGTATTCTTTTTGGTTCTTTTTTGTCAGTAATTTAACTTCTGCTTCTATAGTAGCCACCGCCTTTGATTTTCGTACAAATCATGTCATATGATGCCATTAGTTCATTGTGATTTTCTGGGTTCCCAAAATTGGCTTTTGTATAAACCAGGGCGGCTTCCACAATTAACGGGTCCTCTAACTCTTCCAAATATGAGTGATGCACACCAATTCTTTTCAAGTCTGCAAGGGCAACTTCTACAAGCTGCCCCACATCCTCGTCCAGAATATCTTTTGACGTTTTACGCACCCTCAGTTTGGCTTTTG